TCTTCAATCTCTGCAACGGAAGACTCTACGGCCTGTTGAAGGGCAGGGGATATGATCTGCGAGCGTTCTGAATCCCTGTTACGATCCTCAGAAGAGAAGATGCCTCGCCATAGACGGTAGTATTCATCGAACTTGTTTTCATAGTTCGACTCGTAATGGTCGCGCCACTCACGGCACTTCTCCATAACCCAAGACTCTAGCGTCTCTTCTATGCCAAATTGATCTTCGTTGCTTTCTAGCATACTTAATATCCCGAAACAGAATCTATGACTTCGTAGTCATCAATTTCAAAGTCATACGCGTAGGACACAGTAGCCAACTGATCTATGTAGGCTAGTGCGTCCACCATGTCATCGTGTGTTAGAGCATCAGGGAATTGAAATATCTCGTCTAAGAATTGGACATTCCACTCACCTTTGTTTAAGGTACAGATGCCATTCTCAAACCTACCCTGTAATGCCCACATCACACGGTCTGTCTTCTTTTTGTTTCCGTGGGTTAATTCCTCAACACGGAAGAAACGCTGATATTTCCTCATAAGATCGGTAAGCGGAGACATCACAGCCTGACGGGCTATGCCTTTTTCTATACCGACTGAGACGGGTTCGTAGTCCCTAACAACCTGAAATATCTTCTGGGCAGTCTCGTTCAACTCCCAACGTCCGGCTATTATATCACAAACCCACCATCCATATTCGCCGACTTTTACTACAGCTATAGCAGTGTTGTCAAGTTTCTTGTTTCTGGTCTTCTTTCCTACTTCCTCAAAGCCCGCGAGGTCAATGGCGACATAGTAGTCACCAGTAGTCGGCTCTTCCTCGTCAAACTTAATCCAGTCCTCTTTGAACATCTCAGAACCCCTAGCCTCAAAGGAGGCCATGAATTCCTGACGGAAGGCATAGGAGGACATCCCTGCTTTCGCAGAGTTAATCTCGTTTTCGTCTAGTAAGTCATTGTCGTAGCTTGTAAAGTGCCATGCCTTAAACGTGGGGTCTGTGCCTAAACTGGCTTGCTTGTAGAGTTCATAGAAATGATTTCTACCCATTGGTGTCCCAATAAATAAGGCTTCTCCTTTCAGGTCTGTCAACGCAGGTCTTAAAATCAACTCCCATACATCGGGCTTCATGTCCGCGTATTCATCCAAGACAAGAAACTTAAGACTTACACCGCGCATAGTCTCAGGTCTGTCCGCACCTTTCAAGCTAATGGTAGTCCCATTTACTAGGCGGACTTGCATGTTATTAACATGAGAGGACTCGATGACGGGTTGACCTATCTCCAAGAGGAGATTCCACATAATGTCCCTAGCCTGACCCTGAGTAGGGGCGACATAGAACACTTGTCCTCTTTCAGACTTCAGAGCGTTGACAATCAAAAGGTAAGCCGCCAGACGAGACTTGCCCGTCCGGCGACCCGCAGCAACCACCTTGAAACGTGTGGGGTCGTTCCAAACCTTCTTCTGCCACTCTAGGAGACTGATGTTTAGATTCATCTACTTCTCGATGTCTTCTTTGCTATAGCCTTGGGCTGTTTGGAAAACTGTTTACCCTTAGCTGTGTCTTGGCGTTTCTTCCGCGAGGTAGCGGCGTATTCCTTTGAGGACAGGGATTCCCTAGCCTTCTTGGGAAGATACCTTTCTCCCGTGGCTTTCTTGCCTTGAGTAGATGGCTTGCCTGACTTCGTACCCCATTCCTCTTTAGTCCACTTGGATAAAGACTTTTGGGATTTGGTCTTACCACCTGAGTAGCCGCCACCCTTCTCCTTGTACTCTTGAGCTACAAGCTGAGCTTTACGGGCTGACCACTGACCTGCCTTACCGCCTTTAGACCCTGCCATTACGCGCTTCTTAATACTCTCGCGTAATCCGGGTTTCGTGTAGGCCATTACTTGCGCTTCTTAGCCATCTTGGGCTTAGTGCCTGACTTTGCTGCTGCCTTCTTAGCTGCGGCCTTTCCGGCTGTTGTATAAGCGTACTTCTTACCATTAACCATTGGCATAGTATTCTCCATATCTAATCATGTAGGTTATCTCTACGGCACGTTGACCAACCTGAGTAGCCCACAAAGAATCCAAGAACTCATCCGCAGCTTCCTCGAAGTCGTCAGTCTCCATAGCCTTAAGAGCTAGTTTGAACTTCCTCAACCTTGTAATACCTAGATTGAAACATAATGATATCATGGCATCCTTACGCACTTGGTCTAGGTACTTGTACCACCGGAAGGCGTTGTCTAGTTCTTCCTCACACCTTCTGATGTCGTTCTTGAGCATATAGTAGATTTCATCGTGAGATAACCCTAAAGAGTCAAGGTTTCTCCCTACGCCTATGCTCAGGTGTCCTGTAGTGTCTTCGTAGGGCTTAGTTCTTAACCCTTCATGCTTGACTAGCAGATCAATCAGATTATTCTGGGTCTTCACTGAACTCCCCCTCTAGTATATCAGGCTCTACGACCGTATCTGTTACGCCTGAAATAGTGATGTTGACCGTAGGCTTTCCACCAAGCTTATCTTTGTCAAACGCACTCACAGGGAGAATCCTGTCCACAATAAGCTTCCAAGCCGCAGACTGGTTCTTGTGGTCGTCATCCATAGCCGCTTTGAAGATAGAGTCTATTACCGCAGGAGTGTCCCTTCTAGCTAAGAACCTCTGCTTCATCTCCTTCATTGCGGAGTGGTCGCCCTTAGGTCTACCCCTACCTCTCTTAGGTGGGATTAACTCATCCTTGCGGGGTCTACCTACTCTGCGTTTAGGCTTGTCTACGTTGTCGTTCATAACAGGTTCGTATTAGTAATGGGTAATAATTGAAAGGATTTAAACATGAGTTTTTATTATTGTCTAATTTTTGTACAACTCTACACATAACGCGGCGTGTAGCGGGGTTGGTTTTGGCTTTTTTTTTAAAATTACCTGCTGCAAATTTGGGGGGCAACTATAACATTTCACGCCCGCGCGTCCCCTCCCCCCGTCCCCTCAATCGACCCCAGGTGGTGAGATTCGCCAAATAGTGGCGAGATTCGCCATGCAGTGAGTGTGGGGGTAGGAAAAGCAGCCAATAGAGTCCCAAAAATAAATTTTAAATTGGTGGAATAAATCCTGATCCTGGTTCGTCTGCCTATTGAACAACGCAATAAAATTTATTAACTCAATATATATAGGTGATTCTCATCAACACACTAATCGAACAAATCAGAGAAACAATGAAACAATCAAGCGACCGCAATATAGTAGCACTCGAGCGGCAGTTAACCGATCAACAGATCGCGATCCTTCGCGGTTTATATCTGCTAGACAATGCCCCTGAATAAGGGGCAGTACTGTTACCGGTAACACTCTCACAGTAACACAGTAACGTTTTACGGTAACACAGTAACACTCTCAATCACTGTGTATCTATACAGTAATCCTTCTAAGCCATTGAATCTATTGGCATTGTAAAAGTTGGCACGCTGTCTGCATTGTATTAAGCGACAACGCAACAATCACTAACCAAGGGGATAACCTTATGCAACTACACAAAACAATGACAACCACAGCAAGCCTATTGATTAACTTTTACGAGGCGCAAGTCTTACCAAGCCATTGTGCGAAATTAATACTAGCGACAACCAGGGACGGTGATATCGAGAAGGTAATCGGATCATGCGCTATAGATGCCCGCAATCTACATAATGGATTTAACGAGGAATACGGCAATTATGCGGATGCGGTAATCGCTCGATTAATTGCGCAAGTCTAAACAATCACGCCCGCTTCGGCGGGCATAACCCAAGGGGATAGAACATGCTAGTAAATTACGGATTTGTAGATATATACGGCATTCAATGGGATGACAGACAAGTTAATCGCTATAACGATCTGCAAAAAAGAATACGGGCATTCGAGTCTAATGGGTTACGAGTGCCTAGCGAGTTAGAGATGGAGAGTCATAAAGCTTATCAATCACCTTATTATTCAACGCAAGGGGAATAGCATGAAAGATCAATATATTATTTGGGGTAGAAAAGATTCAACGGAAAAGTATGACGATATTTTGGTATCGGAACATGCGGGAATCAAAGACATGAAACAAGCGAAAGAAGTAGTCAAAAAGCTTGAAGCGTTAGGATGCACGGGGATTTATATTCAAGTGTTTAACTTTAACCAAAACCCAAAAGACTTATTTGCTAACGCATTAAACTTTTAAACACTAACGCCCCGTTTCGGCGGGGCATTCTTAACAAGGGGAATACTATGAACAGCAAGGCACACTTAGACTACAAAACAGAGGACGCGCTAGGTTACGACCTGTACCGAGTTAGAAACGATGTCAACGGCAATCCGCGCTACGTCATCCACTGGCTCGCATTCGGTAAGGATTACGACACGGCAAAGAAGGTAGCAAACTCAATAGGCTTTCAAGTCTATCGAGGCAGGGATTTTGGCGGCGGGTTTGTTGCGCAGTCTTATAGCGTAGAAAACACAGCCGAACAAATTATTAATGCACGGCAATTCTAACATAATCAATCACTTAAGGGGAAAAATAAAATGCACATAATAGAAACCAATAAGAAAGAGTCTCAATTTATTGCCGCGTATCTTGAAGCGGTAGACTTTACAGAATTAGGGGAGGAAGGACAGCCGCCGATTGGCGCGGAGATTGATGAGGATTTTCTGCGCGAGTCTATAATCGACTGTCTCGCATTCTATAGCCGCATTGAGTGTTACCTATCACCTGAGAATATAGAGCAAGCGGGGCATGATTTCTGGCTTACCCGTAATGGTCATGGCGTAGGATTTTGGGATAAGCCGGAAGTATACGGCGACACTTATTCCGAAATGTTTACCAAGATTTCGGAATCATTCGGCGAAGCCTATGCGGTATATGACGAGATAGGGGGCATAGCATGAATAAATACTGGGTAGTCACCAGAACGGCGCAAGTATGGGGTGAGTTTAGATTGTACGAGGCGGCATCGGAGGATGACGCAATAGAACAAGCGCGAGATGATGATTATTTTGACTACGCTGCGATGGTAAGCGAGGAAATAGAATACTCGAGGATCGCTCGAGAGGATGAGCTAGATTTTCAGTTAAGGGGGTGGCATGAATCACAAACAGGCACTAACTAACGCGCTAATGTTAGCGTTAACAGCACCGAAGCATAGGCTCGAGGACGCATTGCAATTAGTGTACGAGCTATCTCAGCTATGCACGCCGAAAGAGATTGAGGAAGCGCAGGAATACGCGCTGAATGTTTACCCTAAATTGGAGGATCAAGATGATTAAAGAGACACTGGCAATGCTAACGCTCGCGGGACTATTACTGCTCGCGGGGCAGTGGGATTACGAGGACGAGATTAACGCCGAAAACTACTACACCGAGTCCGTATGCTTGTGGTACGCTACAGGTGGTAGCCGAACAAGCGAAGGATCGGCGGGGCATCCAGACTACAAGGGGCTAGATATAACATGTACAGATTAAAAGGGAAAAACGGGCTATTCGGTTTGGGTTATCAGACCGAGGAACAAGCCGAGCAAGCGAAGCAAGCTTACATACGCGAACACGCTAAGGATAAATCCTTCTTAGTAGAGAGAGATTACCGCGAGAATGGCATGCGATTACTACAGAAAGAGTGTGAGGATATTGCGACCGCCTACATGCAAGCGGAAATAACCATCGTAGAAGCTTAGCATCTCGCGTGTAAGCGATTTAAATGAGAAACTAATGCCAACACAAGGGGTATCAATAACATCGCTCAGATCGCCGCTGTGGAGGCCTGAGCGAGGGGAGGGTTTTTAGTGAAGGATTATCGGGTAGAAATAAAGGTTAAAAATAATCTCTTAGCCAGTGCTATGGATAGCAGGGGGATAGCTTCCGCTGCTGAATTATCTAGACAATCGGGGATTACTCACAATCAGGCGTGTAGGTATTTAAACCTTCAGGAGACAGTGTACGATTTTCGCGGGGAGTATCGGCAATGTTTCATGAGGCTTTGCGATTTCTTTAATCTCATGCCGCACGAATTATACCCTGAGGCTCAGATGATCGAGCCATTAAAGACTAATAAAAAAACCATTCAGGCGAGCGCCAATGAATTAGTACGCCTCGAGGCTGATGCGCTAGACCCTGCTAAGATTATCGAGCTAGACTCAAAGCGCGAGGCAGTTAAGAGTATGTTGGGTATGCTAACCAAAAGGGAGGCGGATGTCGTGTCGCTACGTCTCGGGTTCGAGGGGGAGGAGCATACATGGGAAGCGATAGGTAATGTGTACGGTGTTAGTAAAGAGCGGGTTCGGCAAGTATACGGCAAGGCGGTAAGGAAAATGCGAAACCCGCACAGATTAGAGAGTGCAGGGTTAACCCGTTGGGGTGAATTGTTAGAAACGTCCCCCGAAGGGGACTAACCACGCAGAACACAAGGGGAGGGGAAACTGCGCGGCTATGCGTAGAATACCCTATCCCTTTGAAAACACAAAGGGAAAATCATGTCAGACTACAACAAGGTTTTATCAAGGCTCGAGGATGTCAGGCAATCTGGCAACAAGGCAATGGCGAAATGCCCTGCCCACGATGACGGGTCTAGTTCCTTAAGTATCAAGCACTTAGACAACGGCAAAATCCTGATCCATTGCTTCGCGGGATGCACTGGAGAAGCTATCCTTTCCGCTGCGGGTCTTAACTGGTCGGATATTTACCCCGATGACGGGTACAAGCCGGAGTTTAACAAGGCTACCCGCGAGGAAATAGATTCAGCGAAATGCCTGATGGAATTGGTACATGTTTGGGCAAGCGAGGGGAATCTTAACCCTACGGACTCCGACCGCAAGGCAATCTACAAGGCTCAGGCTCTGCTCAACTCAGTTGGGGTGGAGATATGAACGGGTGGATCAGGCTAGACCGCAAGATACAGGATAGTTTTATGTGGGATGACCCCGAGGCTTTGAAGCTTTGGCTCTACCTGCTGATGGGTGCTGCGATAGAGGATAAGACCGTCTCATTTAACGGTAAGCCATTGAATTTAAAGCGAGGACAGATAGTCTTCGGCCTTCACTCTGCAAGCACCAGACTAGGCATCTCAGTGAGGCGATTAAGAACGACAATCAAACGGTTCGAAAACTGTCACCAAATTGACAAGCAGAATTTCAATAAATATTCAATAATATCAATAACTAACTACTGCCAGTATCAGGACAGCGACAAGCAAACGCCAAGCAAACGACAGCCGAAGCGACAACAACTATACAATAAACAAGAAAACAATATATTTAAGCCACCGACAGTTGAGGAGGTGAAAGCTTATTGTAAGGAGCGAGGCAATGGCATTGACGCAGAGAGATTCGTGGACTGGTACGAGTCAAAAGGGTGGCTTGTGGGGACTAATAAAATGAAATCGTGGAAGGCTACGGTTAGAACGTGGGAGAGTCGCAGGAAGGAGCAGTTAGCGAAAGAGAAGCCTACTGCCTCGTGGGAGATTGAGTTGTGAAGATACCCGAAGGCTTGGAGCTAGATAAATACATTGAGTTAACTTCGATGATGGAAGCCCAACAGGTTAAGTCTGCCGGACACTGGCGGGAAGCTGTCATTGAAAGATCAAAGGGCGAAAAGATATGGGGCGCTACCCTGCCGTGGCCTAAGACCTACGACACGTTCCGACTCCGCGAGGGTGAGTTGACCATCGTGGCAGGAGCTAACGGGGCTAAGAAGTCTATGATCGTAGGACAGATATGCTTGAAACTGGCGAAGCATTCCAAGGTCTGCATTGCCTCTCTCGAGATGAAGCCCTCCGAAACCTTGTGGAGGATGTGCCTACAGTCTGCCGGAGCAAAGGACGGCGATCCTACTGAGGGATTTATCAACCAGTTCGCCGATTTTGCCGACAAGAACATAGTAGTTTACGACCAGTTGGACACAGTTGAAAGCGCCAGAATCCTCGCGGTAGTCCACTACTGTGCCAAGGAATTGGGCGTGAAATTCATGGTCATAGACTCTCTGACCAAGTGCGGGATTAAGTTTGACGACCGCAACGGGGAGACTGATTTCATCAACCGACTACAGCATGCCTGTAAGACATTGGGTATTCATGTGATGCTTATTGCCCACCTAAGAAAGCCTCAGAATGCAGGAGAGGATTACATCGGGGACAAGCATGACATCCGAGGTGCATCTACCATCTCCGACCTCGCGGATAACGTGCTAGTCATTGCCGCCAATCAGAAAAGGCACAAGCTAAAAGAGCTATCTAAACTGGTAGAGCTAGACGAAAAGCAGCAGGAGTATTTAGAAAAAAGTTACGACCAGTACGTTGTTGTCGCTAAACAAAGGCACGGAAGTTGGGAGGGAAGGTACAATTTTTACTTTCATTCCAACAGCTTACAGTTAACCGAGCAGGAGGACAGGCCAGTACATTTTTATTTCGAAGACAATGTTGACCGCGACAAGTTTTTATTTTAAAGTTAAGTCATTCCTTGGGAGGGGAAATTATGAAACTACAAACCATTCAGTCATTTCTAAACCGCGAAGATGTATTCACTTGGATTCACGAAGGTCAGCTAGACCTACCTGATTCCCTCGTGGATGAGTTCGTATCAATCGTAATCCGCGAGTCAGGGTTCGACTTCCTGATCGAGGCATTACACACACAGGCTTACTGCGAAACCTTCGCAGTTGACCTAGTCAAAGCACTACACTCCGGCAACATCTCCGACATCGCTATGTTCCACGAACAGGCTAACACTACGCTGCGTGACTATGCGCGGTACGTCTTAGACCAGAACGCAGACATTGCTGTGTCGGCACTCAAGAAGTTCGAGAAAGACTACGCGAAAGATGCACAGATCATTCACCTATGGGAAACACAAGGGGCAACAGTATGAACCAGTCAGAATCAATTAAGAACCTAGCCGCAGCAATGGCGGCGGCACAAAGTGAGATGGGTGCAGCGATCAAGGGCGCGTCAAATCCATTTTTCAAATCGAAATACGCTGACCTTGGCTCTGTCATTGAAGCAATCAAGCCACACTTCGCGGCTAATGGATTGAGCTATGTGCAATTCCCTGTCAGCGGAGAGAGTTCGGTGGGTGTTACTACCCGACTCATGCACTCATCAGGTGAGTGGTTGGAGCAGGACTACTTCATCCCCTTGGGGAAGATGGATGCACAGGCTGCGGGTTCTGCTATCACCTACGCTAGACGCTACGCACTACAGTCTATCGCGGGTATCCCTGCGGAAGATGATGATGGTAACGCTGCGACACAGGCTGCGCCTAAATTGCAGACCAAAACTGTAACCAAGGCTCAGGCTAAGACTATCTCTGACCTGATTAAGAAAACCCAGTCAGACCTTGAGCGTTTCTGCGGTGTGTTTGGGTGTGAGTCGGTTGACCTGCTAGACGCTAGTAAGTTTGATAACGCAAAGGAAATCCTTGAGAAGAAACTGGAGGCACTATGACTGACCCAGTAATCGCAGACTTAAACCGCTATCTCTCCGCTCAGGAGGACGCTTTGGATGAGGAGGAGCAGCTTGAGCTTGAGAAGAACCGCGAGCTAAAGCGTGATGTATTGACCATCCTTACTTCAAACACTGAGGTTTCGGACAAAGTTAGTAGATTGGTGTCCTTGATTGAGTTTGAAATCTTGGAGGCTAAAGATGCGCTGCATTGATTGCGTTCAGGGTTCGGATGAATGGATTTCCGCGAGGTTGGGAATCCCATCAGCTTCTATGTACGGGAAGATCATTACCACCCAAGGCAAGTGGTCTACTCAGGCTGATACATACATCAATCAACTGGTCGCAGAGAAACTCACTGGCGAGCAGACTCCCTTCTACCAGAACGAACACATGGCAAGGGGTACGGAGCTAGAGCCTGACGCTAGAAAGATGTATGAGTTCATTAAAGACGTAGAGGCGCAGGAGGTAGGGTTCTGCCTACACGATACCCTAGAGGCAGGAGCAAGCCCCGATGCGTTGATAGGTGAGGAGGGCGGTTTGGAAATCAAAGCGCCTGCACCCGCCACGCATGTGGAGTATTTGAGGGGAGGCAAGCTTCCTTCCAAGTACAAGCAGCAAGTCATGGGATGCCTGTGGATTACAGGTAGGGAGTGGTGGGACTTCATGTCTTACCACCCATCTATGAAACCTCTGATCGTTCGTGTTGAGCGTGACGAGGATTACATTGCAGAGTTAGAGGCGTGTGTTTCTAAGGCTGTGGAATTGATCGAAGAAAATGTAGAGAAATTTTTCCAATAGGAGGACTTATGGATTACGACAATACAAACCGTGGTGTGCTGTTCAAGCAGGAAGATAAGACTAACGATAAAGCCCCTGACTACAAAGGGTCTTTCAATCACAATGGCGAGGAGTTCAAGATCGCAGGTTGGATCAAGATGTCCAAGGCCGGTAAGCCATTCCTGAGTATTTCAAAGGATGACTTTGTGCCTCAGCCAAAGGAAGAAACAGTCTCAAGCGCAGACATTCCGTTTTAATTTGTAGGGGGTGAAAGCCCCCTGTTTTTTGGAGGTGATATGCACACGGGGAAATGTATACAGAAAGCCCACGAGAAGACAGGGATTCTGAAGAAGACTGTGGCAGACAGGATAGGGATGGATAGACCTAACTACTCTCACCTGCTTTCGCGGGAGAATATGTTAGTCACTACCTTCCACAATGTCTGTCAGGGTTTGGGCATGTCAATGGACGAGGTGTTGAAGCTCAATGAATCTTGATATGGAGGAGATGGTTCAGGGAGAGTTCTGGATCGTCAACAACAAGCACAGCTTAGAGATGTTTACTAAGCACATCGAACACCTGTACGACACCAAGGGTTACGTTACGCTAAAGTGGAAGGCCGGAAGGACTAGGACGCACAAGCAGAACAATGCGCTTCATGTTTACTGTAGGCAATTAGCTCAGGCGTTAAACGAGGGAGGGTTTGACATGAAGAAAACCTTGAAGCAGGAGACGGACATCCCGTGGACAGGAGAGTTGGTCAAGCAGTATCTATGGAAGCCCGTACAGGAGGCACTTACAGGCAAGGACTCTACCTCCGCAGCTTCGGGTGAGGATTACGACAAGGTTCATCAGGTTCTTAGCAAGCACCTGAGTGAGAAGCTAAACGTATACCTGCCCTTTCCCACGAGGTAGCTATGATCTTTGATAAATTCCAAGACGCACTGGAAGAGGCAGAGTTCTTGGCTACTGAAGAGAAGAAGGTGTACGCCATTGACGTAGTAGGCGAGCAGTATCAGGTTCGTCTAGCGGGACGCAGAGGAAAGCATAACAAGCTAGAGATGTCAGGCCGCAGGTCGGGGAGGAAGACATGGCGCAAGTAAAGAATAAAACCAAACGCTGCGAGATGTGCGAGGATTGGCTTGAGCGAGAGTTGAAGGATGTAAGCCTGTGCGATAGCTGCTTAGAGCTAGTCGCGAAATACAAACAGCTATGGAGGGCGACCAATGGTAAGTGCGATAGCGTGCATAGCAATGGCGATCTACTTCGAGGCTAGATCAGAACCCCTCGAGGGGCAGGTGGCAGTGGCTAATACTATTATGAACAGAGTGCATAGTCCTTACTTCCCCGACACCCCTTGCGAGGTGGTAAAGCAGGGCAGGTACTGGGCAGGTCATCCGCTAAGGAATCAGTGTCACTTCTCTTACTGGTGTGATGGGAAGCCTGAAACCATCAATGACGAGAAGGCTTACACTCAAGCCCTGTCTATCGCGGTACACGCTGAGAGGCTCTATGATGTGACTCAGGGGGCAACGTACTACCACAGAGAAGATGTTAACCCGTATTGGGTTGACGGTCTTGGAACAAGGCGGCAGATAGGTCGTCATATATTTTATAGGGAGTGAGTATGAGTGCCTCTGATTTACAGGAAGCAATTTGTCAAACTACAGATGCTATACACAGCAGTATTATTGCCGATCGACACAACATCAAATATGAAAAAATACTTGTCGAGCATTTGAAATATCTTTTAGAGGCGCAAAGAAGGAGATTCAGTGATGTTAACGCAGGGAAAATTGTTTGGAATGAAGAGGAGCAAACATGAGTGCCGAGATGATGGAGGTCATACACCAAGCTAAGGATGAGTTGCAAATTGGCTTGGATAAACTTAATGACAAGCAGGTTAAGGAAACCTACAATGCCTTGGTGGCTTTGCAAATAGAACTACACCGCAAGTACACCTCACACTATACAAAAAGGCTAGGGATTTATGGGCAGAAAAACTGAAGATGATTATGTAATACCCCTCGATGTTAGAAGGGCTTTGAAGACGTACCCTGTCACTTCTCCGAGGTTCAGTCAGTTACTGCTTAAGATGAGGCATGAAAACATGAGCCGCGAGGATAGTCATAGGGCAGAACGAACCCTTCTTAGTCTCAAGTACGGATACCCATTCAAATGAAGCGAGGCACAGTTAGGCGTGAGAAGCGCAAGTCCAAGCCTAAAACCAAAACCTCGGCTCAGTTAAAACAAGAGTGCTACAAAGCTGTACAAAAATTAGCCAGATTGGCAGCATCGGACGACAACGGATACTGTTCTTGTGTGTCCTGCGGAGTGACTAAGCATTACAAAGATATGCAAGGCGGTCATTTCATCCCGAAAGGCAACTCTTCTTACTGGGCGTTAGAGATAGAAAACGTCCACCCTCAGTGTCCTGCGTGTAATATGTGGGGCATGCGACACGGTTCAGCAGCGCAGGAATACACTTTATTCATGGAGGATATGTACGGTCGCCCCTTTGTGGAGGAGATGATCGCGAAGAAGTCCACTCCCGTGAAGAGGTACAAGGCAGACTACGAGGAACTTCTTGCAGAGTTCCAAAAGCTAATTGACCACCACGAGAAAAGGATATGCTAGTTACTCTCTCAGACAAAGAGAAAGAGTATTGCCGCAAGGTAGGCCAAGCTAGGTATGATTTGTCCCGCGAGCAGAATCTAACTCAGCTAAGGATAGACGACTCACCCCTTGATGTAGAGTCCTTGGGAGTAGAAGGAGAGTTTGTCTTTGCCAAGGTCTTTGGGTTTAACTACCCCACGGCAGAGGGTGCTGATGGAGGTGTGGACTTCGAGGAGGACGGTCTAACCATAGATGTCAAAGCTGCTCATAAAGAATACTACAATCTCATCTTCAGAAGTTTAGAGTCCTTCAAGGCTGATACCGCTGTCCTCGTGGTCAAAGTCTCAGATAACACCTTGAGGATTGTAGGGGTAATCTCTAGGAAGAAGTTTGAAGAGATGGCAGGAAACATGCCGAGCAGGCCGGAAAGCTACATCGTTAAACAAAAAGATTTATTTCCTCTCAAGAACCTATGGGATGAGATAGGCAAGCGGAGGTTTCAAGATGGATGACGAGCTAGTATTTGTCTTTCAGATGATGAGTCTTGACGAGCTAGACGACTGGGTTAATGATTTCGTCACTGAGTCAGAAGGCAGGGATAGGGATGCTATCTGTACTATGACCTTCGCGATGGAGTCTATGTACTCCTTCATCGCAGACAGCGAGGAAAGAATGAACGAGTACAAGATATTTAAGTCACAGTTTAACCCCGAGCAGGAGTTGTTACATTGAAGTCAACCGACTACCAAGTGGCAGGCGACCACTACAAGAAGCTAAAGATTCAACCTGTGGAATACATCCTTGCTAATCAGCTAGGGTTCTGCGAAGGGGCTATTGTGAAGTACATCTCTCGATGGAGAGACAAGGGGGGAGTTGAGGACTTGCGGAAGATCAAGCAGTTCTGCGAGTTCCTGATAGAAGAGGAGCTAAAGAATAAGCCCCTCCCCACGATGGAGGAGAGGCGTTTGCCGAGGAGTTAGTTTTTGGCTCGCTCTTTCGCTTCGCGTTCGAGGAACTCTTCTGCTCCTCCGTAGAATATGTTGTATATTATTCTGCCCGCAACAGGGATGTTTCTTAGCCATTTAACGGGAAGCTCTTCCCCCTCAATCAAAGCCTTGTTAAAAGACATGATATCTTTTGAGATATTGCTGAACACAGAAAGAGGAGGAGCAATGGCATCTGTTGCAAGACCAACAATGTCACCTTCATTCCACCTGTTTTCAACTGCATACCTTGATAGCAATGCAGAGTTCAGTAAAGAATCATAGAAATGATCTGGCACTCGATCAGGGTCAAACCCCTTGCCGTCTTCCCAGTTCTTAACTTCTTTGATTGTTGCATTGCCTCCGTTTACTAAAGCCATATACGTTACAAGTTTTTTCCCCGCGCCAAGGTAGTTGCCTTTGTCTAACTCTTTCCCTATGTCATTTTTTAACATGAACAAGTGGCGAAGGGCGTAGGTTTTTAGCATGTAAAAAATCCCATAGTTGGGATTCATAAGAGCCACTTTAGATTTTTGAGTTGGAGTTAAAGGTTGCATCTTTACAATCTCAGTAAAGTTAACAAGCTTTGTGTCAGGCGTAACAACTCCTGCTTGTAAGTCGCGAATATAGTTATCAAACCTAGCGCCAAGGTAATCACCATACTCTTCGCGTAACTCTTTTACTCCTTTCTCTGTTTTAGCTAAAGCTTTGTGCTTGTTGTAAGCAGATTGCAAAGAAACATTTTTACCAAAACGATCTATAGCTCTAAAGAAAGACAGGGCAAAAGTCTTGTCTAGCCACGAAGCGGTTCTTCCTGCTCCGGTAAATTCTGTAGAGATAATTTTTGCTAAGCCAAGTTGATCTACATCTACGTCTGTGCGACCAGTAACCACCTGAGCTATAGACTTAAGAGATGCTTTAGCCCCATACCTGTACGGGTTGGTAAACAAATCTCCAAGCTGTGTCGTAGCCGACCTAAAGTTAGCAAGCAACAACATGTTTGAAGTATTTCGGATGGCCTGCAAATTAGCATTCATGCTTTTTTTGCCGCCAACAAACCTTGCTTCCAGTAAGCCTCTTAGATTTTCTGCGCTTTGTGTATCAATCTCTCCGCTGCCAACCTTCTTTGAGATTAACTGAGCGATACTGGAATTGCGGTCTACGTCATCAAGATCAACAACTTTTGTTCCTAGCCTATCCCATAGCTTTGCATTTTCTATATTCTCTGCCATTTCTCTAACATACTGGCCGAGTGTCTGAGTAGACTTTTTGTAATACGGAATCATGTCTCGGTTTACTTGAGTTATTTTGCGCTTCTTGAACTGACGTACATTCCCTTTGTTTTTCCCTCCTTTTGCTTCGTAGCGGATTCCTTCAAAGTAATCAAGAGCTACCTTAGACATCTCGTCCTGAGATAGTTCTGACCTAGACGCAAAACCAAGAGACTTGGCTTTTATGTCATACATTTTGCCTAGCTCTGAAGGAGCGTCTTTGCCAAAATATTTTGACAAACCATCTACATCTGCAACAGACCGAGGAAAGAAAAACTCGCGCAAGGTTACTTTTTCTCCGCGCAACTCGCTCCACTCCGAGCCAATTTCCTTAAGGGTTTCATCAACGCTGTCAAATATCTCATCAACAGTTCTTGTCTGTGTTCCTGTTAGGTTTAGCTTTACAGACTCAACTCCATTTTCTTTCAACAGTCTTCGCGGAAGCGCCGTGTCAAACTCATAGTTGAGCAAAGATTCTTCAAACTGAATTTTCAACTCTTCGCTAGGCAATGCCGCGTCAAGTTTTTCAAAGCCTTCTATTGAGTCTTGATAGCGAGCTGTACGTTGTAATAAATTTAAGTCATACTCATTTACTTCTTTAAGAACAGGTCTACTAATAGAACCAATCCTGTCATCAATAGGAGCAAGTATATCGCTCGCAGCCCCCATCACCCTGCCTATTCTGGTTTGTTTTTGATAAGACTTTAGGGTTTTAGCTATCTCTGGATGTTGCACTTCAAAAGGAACAGTCTTGTCTTCAAGCACTTTCTTCAATGCTTGAGGTTTCATCTTTAACCTTTCTGCTGCCGCAACAAGAATGTTTGCATCTGGCTGCAAGCCTCCCTCTGCTTGAATCTCAAGCATTTGATTGTTGAGTTCTTCAGCTTGCTCGTTTGCTTTCTTAACCTGACTTTCTGTTTTAGGTTTGTTACGGTTTGTTGTAATGCTTTTGTGTAAAGGAAATAATTTCTTTGCGGCAACAGACACCCCTGCACCAAGAACAGCGCCTCCTGCTGCGGTAGCCGCAGCCATAGCAGTATCTATTTCTCCGTCTTCTAACAATCCACGAGAGACTTCATACGCTCCACCGTACAAAGCGCCTAAAGCACTAATGCTTTTAATGGTTCTTCCGGCAGGCAGAATAAGAGAAGGGTCTGCAACACCTTTGAAGAAAGCGCCTACCCAACCTGCAACTCCTGTGTCACCGCCCTCTTCAGCTAACCTGTGCAGCTCAGGGTAGTCTTCACGAAGCATCTCATCCTTAAACTCTAGGATTTTTTGCCTGCGCTCATCTACAGGCATGCTGCCCCACCCCTCTCCGAACAGCTCAGTAGGGCTTGCCCATAGTCCATACTTCTCGCTTCCCGCAAACATCCCGATAGGGCTTGCAGCCGCAGCTAAAGCCAAGACATTTGTGGTGAGGTTGCCTGATTTTGAAAACTCATAAGCAAACCTTTCCATCGCAGAGAAGTCTTCGATACCTCTCTCCGATGCTAAGGGTAAATCTAATAAGCCGCGAGAAGGCTCTGGAACGATTGCTTGAGCTTGGACAGTAGGCTGTATCCCTTGAGAGGCAGCAACAAACTCAATGATTTGAGATTCTGGAGTACCTTCAGGATGCTCAACATCTACCACTCCACTTGGAGTTTCTACTTGAGTAATAGGCATTTGGTATCCTAGTCTGAGACTTTGTATCGGTTAAGTTTTTGCTCTACGTCTTTTAGTTGAGACTGAACTGAGGAAATGCGTTCTTCCTTATTAGGAGCGGCATAGCTTTTTAGCCCCTTTAAGTACCGTAGTTCATTTTTAAGCTGCTCTTGTCTTTTCTCTAGTTGACGAGAAAAATTACGCTTAACTATGTTTAACCTATAAGGACTCACAATGCCTTCGCGAACCCTCTCTTCTTCCATTTGTATTTGTCTAGTAAATGCTTCGTCATACCCTATAGCAGGCGAGCCAAGACGCATATCTGTAGCAGCCGGAGGAGCTGAGTTAATCCCTACATTAAAAGGGTTTGGCAAAGACTCCTGAGCAGGCGGTGTTGGCATTAATCCTTGCGTTGAAGCGGCAGAGCCTCTGCTCGGCAAAATTCGCAAGTCAGGGTATCTAGACAAAACATCGTCAGACAAAGGCTGAGGTTCAGCGGCTGTTCCTCTGTTTTGCTCTGCCGGATTAAGAGGCGGGTTGCCTCCACTTCCAATGGATTGTTGCGCTAAATTTATATATTGCTGAGGAATTATTCCTCTAGCCAATGCGTCAGGGTTTTCTCTTGCTAATTGAGTCACAATAGTAGTAACTTGAGGCAATGGAATCTGTCTGCCGTACCTCAGGGTGTGCATCATGTCGGCAAGCTCTTCCGCTGTAATGGTTGCAGGATCATCTTTACCGATAAACCTACTTTCACCCTCAGTCAAATTCTTTAGCACTGGACTGTTGTCTATTACAGGAAGATACTGATCCTTTATTTCTGTGGCAGTTATTTTTGGGACTTCTGGAAGCTCGGTAGGTTCTGGTTGATCTTTCGAAGGATTCATTACTACGATATTGCTTGGGTTTTTAGTATCAATAGCGACCCTCATGTTTACAGGATTGCCATCTTTCCCAATAAACTGCTGAGTGTCAAAGCTCCACTCTGTCGGCGCAGGAGTAATCAAAGCTTCAAGCCCTTGCGTTGACATAGCGCCGCTGCGAATAAATTCAGAAAGCTCTTTAGTTGCAGGATTTTCTGCGTATGTGTCCGCAAGGTTTGTCTCTAAATTCTTTATCGCTTCGCGAGCCTCGCCTTCTAATTCTCTGCGAGTCTCCTCGTCTTCGATAGTTCCTTGAAGCCGCTCTATTGTTAAAGCAATCTGATTTCTTTGCATTGATGCTGTTGTCATTCTGTCTATAAATGACCCAGTTTCCAATGCAAGAGCTTCTTCCGATCGTTTGTCAGCGGCTAATGCAAGCTCCTGACGCTGACGCTCGCCTTTCATTCTTAAGTCTCTTTCTTCTTCTGCCCTAGTTGCTTCAACAGATGCTTGACGTAATGCTGCTGCGCGAACAGGATCAACCGATTGAATTGCCTGAGCTGCTTGCATCAGACCCTCGGGAGTAGAAGTGTCTATTTGGCCTAGCTGCTCTGCTAGTTTCTCGCCAGTAGTCCGAGGATCAATGCCAATCATAGGCTGCACTGCCCTGCGGAGGTCTTCCTGACGCTGTACGCCAAGTTGACCTGCTACCTGAGCAAGAGGGGCTAACGCTGCTGCACGACCGCGAAGACCTGATGACAAGAGTTGACCTTGCACCATGCCCTGTTGGAGTAGTTTCTGTTGACGCTGTTCAGGAGTATCAATGATGTCCGCGAACAGGCTTTGAATGTTTATAGCCATTATCTAACTCCTTAAATAAATGCGCCTGCGGCTCTTTCTGCGTTTTGTTTTTTCAATGCTTCTATAGCCTGAGCAAATGCTTCGCCTGTTGCACCTGTAATCTGATTGGGCTGACTAGCTTGCTGCTCGCCCTTCAACAAATCAAACAGCCCTTGGAACTGCTGTTGACGTAGAGCGTTGGCTAGTGCTGCGTAGCCCAACTGAGATTCTAGTGTAGATTCTGCCAACTGAGTACCCAAGCCTAGACCTGAAGACTGTAGCGCAGAGGCTATTCTTGAGGCTTCTAGCTGTGGCTGTAGTGTCGCGAGGAGCTGTTGTTGTGGCGCGTAGCCTGTAGGTATAGCTGACAGCCCTAACTCACCAAGGAGTCCTAGTCTAGCTCGTGTCTCACCCAAACCCTGTAGAGTCTGCTGTGATTGCAACGCTTGCTCCTGACGAGCCTGCTCCATAGCACTAACACCAAGACCTGCCTGCTGTTCTGCAATAGCCTTTTCTAGTGCTAACTGCTCAGGCGTACCGCCAAACATAGAAGTCCTAACACCTAGCCTACCCTGACCTGCTAAACGCTCTTCTAGCTGAAGCCTTGCACGTTCCTGCTCGGGCGACAGAGTAGCTTGCAGACGACCAAAGATGTCCTGCTCGCGAGCTGCTCTTTGTGCAGGGTCTTGCGTCAACATACCTATGACATTGGCTTGCTCTTCAGCCCTTGCCGCAGGGTCGCCCAACATACCAAAGGCTTGCGTACCAAAGCCTAAGAGGTTTTCCTGTAGCTGCTGCTCAGTACCGCTCAGGGCTGTGCCTAAGCCTCTCTCGCTCATGGTAGCCCTAGCACCTGTGGGTGTAGTCACCGTGAAAGGCTTGAACTCTGACTGACGCTGTATCTCGCCTAAGATACCACCCTCATATTGAGGGACAGTAGGCTGACCGAAGACCGCAGCGACATCTCTCTCACCAAGCTTCTCGATGTCAGAGATAATCTTCTGCTGTGCGGCTGCACCGCCAATGCCTGCTAAAAGATTCCCTGTTGAGCTTCCGGGAATGCCTTTTAGATACTCCATCAATTCTTCCATTAGTAAGTACCTCCATCAATTGTGCCAACTGTGAAAGTACCACTCACTGTTAGGTCTGCCATTGTAGTTGAGCCTGTGAAAGTAGGACTCGCAGCGTCAGACTTTGTGGCTACGGCTACCTGAATCGCATCAAATTCAGCCCCAACCTCTGAGCCTTTGATTACTTTGGCAGGGTTACCGCTAACCAAAGCGTCCTTGGCTGCGAAGTTAGTTAGTTTAGTATAGTTCGACATTACACTATCCTTCCCATAAGGGCTTGAATATTGATTTCTTGTAAGGCGATGGACTTACCATCAACCGTTGTTTCTACACCCACAGCCACGACTGTACCCTGACCGGAGGCGTTGATCTTCTTGCGTTTAATCAACGCGATAGAGGATGAATACTCAGCCTCAGTGTTGAACTCTGATATGTTGTATTGTCCCACATTTGACTGCGGTAAGGTGTAAGCTTGCTTCCTGTAGTTACCTGAATAGTCATACGCCCAGTTTAATACGACCGTAGCCTCAGCCCCGTCAAAGGTAGTGAGGTTAATCTTCTTGAGGAACTTGAGGTTCGAGGTGTTACCAAAGCTCAAGGGGTGACTGAAGTAACTCAAGAGGTATCCGGTGTTGTTGTCCGAATACCCTGTGTACTCTGCTATCCCATCCTGAACGCCAATGTACAACTCCTCAGCAGCAGTCTCTGTAAAACACAGAGGGTTCATATGACTCCAAGTAGTCGCCCTGAAACTCCCATCCTGTAGCGGGAAGCGTGTGTCAAAGGTATAAACCACGCCTAACTGTGGGAAGTTTAGTAACACAAACGCCTGTCGCGGCGAGTAGTGCATACTGATATTCCCTGTCTCTGCCGCGAAGAGAGACTTAATATCATTGTTGACGTTCTTGGATATATCACCAATAGGCGCTGACTTTTCTTGGATAGTCCTTGAGAGACTTCTAACACCTGAGTCATCGAGGAAGATTAGGTCTTTACCTGTTGAGACTATCGCGTCTCTACCCACACAACCCACGTTGGAGATAGTGTCGGATAGAGTCATGCTCGCAGGACTAGAAGCTCCTTCATAGACAAGGATAGAGTTTCTGCCGAAGATGATTAGGAAGCCATTGTGTGCCGCAAGAGCCGTAATAACGTCATACCCTGTAGGCCACACGTTAGTTACGTCTATAGACCCTGACGAGCCTCCTGACCACGCTGCGCCATCTAAGAGGTCAGACCAATAGATCGTAGACTTGTCATCATCAAAGTCTGCAACCCACATACGACCAAACGCAGCGATAGCTACATGACCCTCGGGAGGTGTACCTGTAGCGTGTGCGTGTGATGACATAGCTTCTACAGACCCAACATGATCTGCATATATCAAAGGCTCATGTCCGCGTTGGAAGAAGTACATATGGTCGTTGAAGTTGACCATCTTCCAATTGTTTTCTGTAATGGTGTAGGCCGCAGGAGTCTCATCTACCATCGTGGTAGTGCCTGAGAATATCTTGTTATTACCTGCGGAGAAGAACGTAATGTCTCCATCCTCAGCAACAAACTCGCCCATAGACTCTACGCCGTCAGAAGACCCTAGAAGGTCGTTGCCATTTAGGATTTCATAACCCTTCCTTGCGGCAATCCTACCTTCTTTATCAATGACACAGTTGTCCGCGACCGCAGAGAAACTTGCGTCCTGCGCCAAGGGTGCGTCTTGGGTGTTTATCCCCGCGAATCCCGGTGCAGTAATGGTAATGCTCTGTAGCTGTTGAGCCATTTAAACCACCATAAATGTTGTTTCGTCAGGGTAACGGTTAGCGTCAATAGCTATCGCGTCAGATAAGGCCGTAGAAGCAATAGCGAACTGCTCTGCTGCCGACTGACCGCCTGTCTCTCCCCTCTCCCTCAGAGCCATAGCGAAGGCCATTTGGACTACAGGGTTGTGAGGTACTTTGATCTTTGTAGCGTCTGCCGTAATCAAGCCTTGAGGTTTAGCCATGTCAAACCGCAAGTTGTAGATACCGTCAGGCTGTGGGTATAGCTTAACCTTGAGGTCGTCATTCGCATCTACTCCCGTGATGGTGTAGGTAGATGGCGAACCCGAGGTAACGTCTTGATTGAAGTATACATTATTAAAGAATGACTTGGTTTCTAGCTTCATCATCCTGTTGGCTGAGTCGTTGATTACATCCTTCAGGACAGCTTCTTGACCCGAGCCTGTTAGTGAATACTCCGCTGTACCGCTAACGGTGTTAACCAATACTGTGTCGCGAAGGGCAGACCAATTCCAAGAATTCTCTACAATCCTCTTTGCGTCATTCACAAAGTCTCCGACCAATGCGGAGTAGTCAGACTCAAGGGCTGTGTCTACTTGGTCTTCTCGTAACCGCCGAAGCACACTGTTAATAGCTTCTAAATATGTCATCGTCTGCCTCCTGCGGCACGAAGGAATCTTTCAAACATTCCAAGTTGTACGTTATCAAGCTCTGTAAATTTAGGCTCGAATAAAAGTGATTCTGTTAAAGGAGAGTCTTGGATCGCACTAAACAATCCTATGACTCCATCCTTACCGTCCTTTCCATCTTTACCGTCTCTGCCATCCGAGCCATCTCTGCCATCTGCCCCGTCTTGCCCATCGCTACCATCAGAGCCATCTCTTCCGTCTGAGCCATCTGAGCCGTCTGATCCGTCCGACCCGTCTTGCCCATCAGAGCCGTCTTGTCCATCGCTGCCATCGCTACCATCAGAGCCGTCAGAGCCATCATTGCCGTCTAAACCATCATCACCGCCCAAACCGTCTAGGCCGTCATTACCTTTGCCGTCATTGCCGTCATCGCCATTTGTGGCTACTACTGCATCATCACCGTTGGTAACTGCCGTTGCATCATCCGTTTGGAATGGGCCATAGATTTTAGAGTTAATTACAGCGTCAACTAAACTGCCTCCGGTAATGGTAATGTTTAAGCCCGAGCCTGTAGTAGCAGTGTCTTCGGTGTCATCAGTAACAGTGCTTGCATCACCTACCTGCTCAATGCTTGCTTGCCCCGTGTCGGGGTCAAACATAATAGATTTGGTTGCACCTGTGTCTTCTGAGCTTGGATCAAAACCTGCCACAGTAGATGCGTCTAATGTTTCGCCCGTGTATATGCGATTACCATTTGCATCAAAAGGCGTGTAGTGAAATACATTGGCATCTGCGTCATAAATAAATTCATAGTCACCAACAATCCTGTCGTCAGTTACAACATCCCCTGTTGCATATCCACCTGAAGATTCTGCTTCTGCCTCTAACTCTGCCGCAGTTTGCTCTGTGCTTCCTGTAAGGTCAGGGTCTGCCGCGACAGTGCTATCAAGGGATTCTGCTGCGTCTTGTGCTGCTGCATCCGCTATAACACTTTCTAAGCCTCCACTTGCACCCTGAACAGCGTCTGACGCGCTAATAGAGCCACCGCCTGCCGATGCTGCGCTTGAGGCAGCAGTAGTAGAAACAGGGTCTACAATCTCTATGCGATTAGATAGCAAGCCATAGTTGTCTGATGGGGAATAAGGGTCAAGAGAGTTAGGGTCGTGAGGAATGCCTGCGTCAGTTAACAGTTCGCTTAAAGCAATCTTCTTGTCTTCATTAGACATTGCCGACCCGCGAATCTCATCGCTTCGCTTTACAATTTTATCTACTTGGTCTGAAGAAATTTTCTTCTTAGGAGCTTTGCTTGGGTCGGCGGTATCAGTAATGCCTGCCCCTGCATCGCCTTGTGTGTCTGAGGCAGCGTTCATAACGCCGCCAAGATCAGCCAAGGAGTTATACATAGGCGCAAGATCAACAAGCATCCCCCCTAGTGCGCCAAGGCCGCTAGGTTGTTCTGCAAAGATTTCGCCTGCAATGCTGCTGCCTCGTGGTGCTACAGTAGTACCCATTACTCGTCCTCATCTACTAACAGGTTGTTCGTGAGGGCAGACTTATAAGTCTCCATCAAACCTATTAGGATTATAGGGCTAACGCCCTTTTCGATTTCTGACTCAACCCAATCGCCAAGGGCTTCCATTGAGTCTTCTATTACCTTGTCTGTCTTGTCGTGTGGAAACTCTACAATCATGGGCATACGTCCGGTAAAAGTATTCCTGTTGTGGTCAACACTATTACCCGCCCTGCCTTTCTAATGTGCGTTACAGGAGCGGTACAATAAATCTTAAAGTCTTCAACCAACCCCTTAGTGATGTCACCACGATCATACCCGTCTGAGAGGTTGTCTGTGATGGCGCAACTCGGCAATGCTAAGGTGCATATCATTAACCATCTCTTTATAGCTGCCCATCGAATGATCTGAGATTGCATCGCCTAGTCCAAAGTCATTGCTGACGTAACCCTTGGGAGGATTGAAGAACACCTGCCCCCAATTATCAAAGTACACAAGGTCTTGGTTTGCGTCAGGCTTGTATCCGATCTTAGGAATTCTACTCACAACGTCACTGCCTGAGACGTAAGATACTTGCACCTCGTGGTTCATCTGCTTCTTAGAACCGCGAAGAAAAACCCTTGGCTTGCCAAAGGTAATCATCGTAAGGTCTGTAAAGTCCCTACACGCCCACGCTGATAACTCAGCTAATGCCCCACCAAGAGAGTGTCCGGTAATGACAGTCTTCTTGTGAGGAGTTAGTAAACGTCTAATCCGCTTCCATACTGACTTGTGTGCCAAGGCAAACCCACCATGAGTCCACCGTCTGTTGTAGTACGCGGGGATAGCTGACAGGTTAAACAGCCAATCCCCTAAAGAGTTAGTGCCGCGAAAGACAACGTAGTCGCACTCAGGCGTACACTTAACATACGCCACAGTAGAGGTTAGCTTATTCTCTATCTTGATAGCGCCAACCATGTCGTCTTTGTAAGCGTCTAGCGACAGCTTTGCGGCGACCTTCTGCATTACTCTGCACACTCAATCTGAATAGTGTTAGGTGCTACTACCTCAGCAATGGCTTCGCGGTTAGCTAGTCTTTGAGTAGGAGACAGCTCGCAGTATTTGTCTACCGCACCGTCAATAACTTCTAGTGAAGTGCAAGACGCGAGGAACATGACAGGGACGATCAGTAGCTTTTTCATAGTTACTCCATAAATCCAAAGAAGGCCGCAATGCCTGCGGAGATTAGTATCCAAACAATTCTTTCAGTAGCCATAGAGGTAGCCACGCTTTCCGCGAGGGAGTCCATCTTCTGCTCCATATTGTCTACCTGCGACTCGATCTTAGACTGACGGTTGAAGACCGTGACTAACCTTTCTTCTACTCGCGCTAAAGAAATAATGGCCTCCTGTAGAGAGTCTATCTTCTTTTCTACTCTTGAAAGTCGGTCTTCCATACTGCACCTATAGCGTAAGATCAGCAGCTTTGCGGCTGCTTCTGAGTTGATAGATATGGCGTAATGCTTCACCGCCTTCACGATGGAAGACTATTTGGTGCATCGCTGAGGCTGCACCGTAACCTGCTCCTGCATGCCACGAGTCAGGTGGAGCTAAGGTAGCAAAGGACTCCACGAATACTCCGTTGTCTGTCTCTAACAAAGTCTGATGGTGGATATGTCCTACTAGCCACTTGCGGTAGTTAGTAGACGACCACTGCTCAGGTAGCATCTTAGGCAACAGGGACGCGAGCTTAGGCGCTTTGACCTTATCTCCGTGGTGTACTGCTATTAAGTTCTTGCCAAACTGTAGAGTGTGAAAGAACCCGTGAGGGTCTAGTATTGTCACTCGCGGTTCGTTGGCATAGTAATACTTTAGTATCAACGCAAGGGCTATAGCAGTGTCAGAGTCGTGGTTACCACGAGCCATGATGACTGTTACCTTCTTGTGCTTCTCTAGCATCTTAGAGATAGAGTACACAAAGGTCTGTGCTGCTACGTCTAGTACGACTTCAATCCGGGTGTCTACGTCTAGCTTTGTACCACCAAAGGTCGTGCCACCTGAGCCGTTAGCGTGGATAAAGTCACCCACGTTTACTAACAAAGCATTCTCGGAAGGAGGCGCTAAGTCTACTAAGTAGTCTATAGAATCTCGCATAGACTCTGAGGCTATCTTAGTGTCGTAGTCCTTCTCCTTAGTCTCACGAGCGTCAGCCCTCATGCCGAAGTGTGCGTCACCAATTACAATTGTAGGTAAAAGGTCGGCGTCAAACTTCTTAGTCTTAGGCTTGGCTTGTCTCTTGGCTTTCGGTAGGTTTTTAGTTAGACCATCCACGAAAGCCTGTATAGCTTTGTCTCGCTCGGCCTCCTGCATTGTCCTGCGGGTCTTTAGCCAAGCCTTGTTACCTTCGTCATCCTCAGTGTAGATGGATCGACCAATGACTATTTCACCTTCAGGAACGTGTCTAGTAGCGTCCCAATTAGAGGACAGGCCACCTTGAGCCGCATAATTTTTAACAGCCCTAACGTGGTCGCGCATAGTAGAAGGGGTAATACCTAGAATCCCTGCTGCTGTGACAGCAACCTCGCCGCACTCTTCCCAAGCCTTTACAGCTTCGCGTTGTCTAGCGGTCTTGGCGTAATCTATCAAGCTCATTCGCGGCCTTCTTTGTAATACTTCAGATCGGTCTGCAAGATCAGAACTTGCTTTTGTAGCTCGATGACCTGAGCCTCTAACTCTCGTATATCAGGAAAGATGTAGTTGTTTTGATTGCCTCTGAGATTTCTAGTCTCCTGAGAATTAACATCTATTCTTTCGCTAATGTTGGCGTAGCCCCAAGTAGCAAACGCCACTATAGAGATGATCTGTAACAACCAAACTACACTGATCGTAATCTCTGACCTGTCGTTTAACTTTGGGGCTGTCATTGCCTAGACTATGGAGCAGGTTCTTCAGCCACAGGCTCTTCTACTTCTTCAACAGGAGCAGAAAAAGATTCGCCATCGTAAAGCCAACCAACCTGAACACCATCTTCGTTTTCACCAATGTCAATAAAGTAAAACATCAAAGAAGGATGAAAGCAGTCCTCTATTGCAAAGCCTTCGGGAGGCGTAAACAAACTTACCACTACGTTTTCTTTGTTAATTTCTGCGTACATTTTAATACTCCAAAATTACTAGGCCACCTGCGGAGCGACCACTTGCACCGCCACCTCCGCCCGGAAATCCGCCACTTCCGAATTTGCCACCGCCACCACCATTAAATCCGTGGCCACCTGCTCCGCCACTCAAAGCTCTTCCTGCTCCGCCGCCTCCTGTTCCTATATGGTCAATATGGCGAATCTCGTAAGTTTCTGCATTAGTTGCATAAGTACCGTCAATAGAATAACCACCTGCTCCGGTCATTCCGGATTGTCCGTTATTTGATTGATAACCTCCGCCGCCCGAAGTTCCTTGGGCAGTATTATTTGTGGCGTTAGCAATGCCTCCTTGGCCTCCATTACCAAATAAATTGGCTACTCCGCCTCCACCGCCCTCGGTTGCAAGACCGCCTGTGCCTCCGGTAAAATTAACATCACCGCCAACACCTGTTCCTCCCGCGCCTGCTGAGGCACTAGCACCTGTTACAGAAAAGAAAGAACCAAAACTAGTAGTGCCTGAAGCTGCGTTGTCGCTTGGCTGTACAGAAATGCTAACACTACTTCCCGGATTTACAGCAGCAACACCCATGCAGAATCCACCACCACCTCCTGCGTTTCCTGCGCCTGCTCCAAATATCCTAACTCGAACAGAAGAGACGCTATCAGGAACAGCCCAAGTTTTGCTTGCTGTAATAAATTCAACATTACCTCCGCCAAACTGTTTAGTCTGTACATAGGGAATAAGTTGGTTTTTTTCGGTAATCTGTGTGAATGACATTATGCGTCCTCTTCATATCCGTAAACTTGAGCAACCACAGCGCCTGACGATTTATCGTAAGCAATAACTTTGTCGCCTGCTTTTAATGTTAGACCGCCTTTTTCTGAGTCATTTTGCAAAGAATTTAGTAAAGGAGAGTTAGCGGTTAAAGAATTATAATTTGCAATCAACGTGTATAAGCCACTTCCTGCAACAATATAATAGTCGTTTAGAGTAGAGCCAAACTGATAAAAAGAATAAGCGTCTCCTAGCGTTGCTTCTAAGCCTGCAAGCTCAGCGGGATAAGAAACAGTAGAAGGAGTCCCTGTTGTATCCCATGTGCCTGCAACAGCGTCATATACTAAAGGGTATGGAGTGCTATCGTTTCTGAAGGAAAACTTTCCTGTATTAGAAATAGCAAAAGGCTTTACTTTCCACGGGTCAGTTTGAAGGCTGCTCCAAGTCGCATTGGTGATTTCTGTACATGTTATTGTGTCAGTAAGCCCGTTAACTCCTCGGCTTTCCCAAGCTGAATTGTTAACAATCCATAACTTATCGTTTCCCGATGATTGTCCGGAAGTTGTACAAATCATAGTGTAAGGGCCGCACTCTTGTATCCATTGGATATAAAGCCCCGCTGTAATGCCTGCAAACCGAATAGCGCCTGACTCGGTTTCTGACGTTGCGTGGTCTATATCTCCATTATCCCACATACAAACAGCAGGGGATTGTCCGGACTGATACAATGGAACATAAATATAATGAGTGGAATTACCTCGCCTTAAATTAGTTCCGCACGTTGTTTGAACGCGCCAACCACTATCCCATAAACCTTTAAAGTGTCCGGAGGTTACATTTGTATAAGCAGGAGTCCCGTTTAAGCCATTGTACATACTATAAAAATAGTCACCATATGAAAAACTTAAGCCTTCAGCGCCTAATGAAGCTGCTCCTGCTCCATAATTAGATAGAAAATTAGAGCTATAAGTTCGCCCCGTGTTGTCGAAAGCTCCGTTAACTTTCCAATACATGTCGTTATTTCTAAACTCAGCAATAGCGGCGTCGTAGTTAAAACTCGTGCTTAAAGGTAACGCAAAACGATGAGGAGAGTCTGAATAAAAATTATCGCTTCTTGCCCACTTGTTGCTTGCTTCACGCCTGTACCAATAAAAAAGGCCTGTTGAGCCGAAAACCTCATAACCAATATCATTTGTAAAATAAGCAAAAGTGCCGTTACTAAAAGTTGTATCTAAACTAGAGACAGGAGCATTTGCCAAGTCGCTTGTTTGTATTGCAATGTAAGTATCTGCCGCATTTGCAATATTGATAGAAACAACAGCCTGCTTCCCTGCAGGAACGGTGTAAAGCGTTTCTGCAAGACCTGCTGTTAAGTTAGCTGACTCTCTAATAATAGCCATTGTTTAGTCCTCTAAGAATTTGCCATGAAATAAACTTTGGCCTCACTTACGCCTGCTGAAACAGCAGACCAAGAAGTTGTTGAGCCATCAGTTGTTAAATATAAACCTGCGTTGCCTGTTTGGTCAGGATACACAGCCTTTGCGTCTAACTGCGTTTGTACTGCCGAAGTCACTCCATCTACATAGTTTAGCTCAGTAGCAGTAGCTGTTAGATCGGAGATTTGGCTGACCGTCACACTTGTCGCAACAGGAGCTACGTCTACCCAAGCCAAGCCTGAGTAAACTTTCATCTTGTCGTCATTAGTGTTGAAGTACAACGCGCCTGTGAGTAGCGCGTCACCGTCATTGTCTACTGAGGGGTCAGAAGCTTTCTGTCCTAAGTAGCGATCATCAAAGTTATCGTAGCTTGTTGCAGCTTCAGAGGCTGAGCTTGCTGATGCGCTTGCAGAAGTAGCTGCGTTAGTCTCAGAAGTAGATGCTGCACTAGCAGAGCTTGCCGCAGCACTAGCGCTATTAGCCGCAGCGGTAGCGCTGTCAGCAGCACTCGTGGCTGAGCCTAAGATAGAGTCTGTGTAGGCTTTAGTCGCTGCATCTTGAGCTAACGTAGGATCGCCAACACCTGTTATCTTGTTAGTCCCCATCGCAATAGCACCGGACATTGTACCGCCCGTGGTGCTTAGCTTAGTCGCGTCTTGGGTGTCTACATAGTTCTTAGTTGCTGCGTCCTGTGCAGCTGTAGGATCGCCAAGACCTGTAATCTTAGACGTACCCATCTCAATCGCACCCGTCATAGTACCGCCCGCGAGAGGTAGCTTAGTTGCTATAGACGTTGTGATAGTTGAGGAGAAGTTAGCATCATCCCCGAGGGCAGCGGCTAGTTCGTTTAACGTATCAAGAGCAGCAGGGGCAGCGTCAATGACTGCGGCGACTGAGGTGTCAACGTAGTCCTTATTGGCTGCGTCTGTGCCTGCTGTGGGTGTAGTGACGTTAACTAGCTTGGTGTTAGTGAAGTCTGCCGTGCCGTTAACCACGAGATTGTTAAGTGTGGTCGTACCTGTAGAGGCTGTGACGTTACCTGTGACATCGCCTGTCAGGTCGCCTGTTACGTTGCCTGTGACGTTTCCTGTTACGTTACCTGTAACATCGCCCGTCAGTCCACCAACAAAGCCTGTGTTAGCTGTGACTGTTGTGCCTGTAATGGCTAAGGGTGTAGAGCCGCCAATGACCACACCGTTGATTGTGCCGCCTGTTAGAACTGCGTTGCTAGATGCAAAAGTACCGTTAGCGGTTAGAGTTCCGGTAACGGTAGCTGTGGCTGTGGTAATGGTTGATGGGTTAGTACCCAACTCTACAATCTGTGTAGACGCATTCTCTGTGAAGATGCGCTTGTCTGTGACGTTGACAGCAAGTTCGCCTTGAACCAAATCACTTGTAAGAGGGACTGCGGAAGCTGTTGAGCTGTTCTTGGTTACTATGACCGTCATTTTGAATTCCTGTTAGTTACCACTTCGTTTTGTGCGACCAATATCTCGCTGAAAGTTTAGAAGGGTTAGAGTCCTGCGCGTTATGTCGCGCGTAGTATGACTTCTTTCGGGCTTTGTCTTTGGCGGTGGTTGGATTCTTACCCGCTCCTTTTACGCCCTGTTGACCAAACCGTATGGTCTTAACTTCATCACCCACCTTAGCGACAACAACGTGGCTCTTGGTAGGGTGGTTAGGGGTGCGTTTGGGTTTGTTATAACCACTAACGCCAATCCTTTTTAATCTTGGGTCTTTCATAAGATAAGGGGGCAGGTTTCCCTACCCCCATCTCCGTCTTAGCCGTTTACAGCAAGAGCGAAACCGCTGTCAGGGCGGTAAGCCTTAACACCGTACAGAGTGTCAGCAGTGTACAGAGTACCGAGGAACTCTTGCTTGTACTGAGTCTGCGAACGAACACCTACTTGCTCCGCGAGGATCATAGTGTCCTGATGGATAAGCATTGCCGCCTTAACATCGCCACCCGCTGCGTTATCAGCAGCAGCCTCGATGACAGGGCAGTTAGAAGTAACGAATACGTCAATGCCGTACAGGCTACCAATCTTACCGTTAGCAACAGGCTGACCGCTTACGAAGTCAGAAGATACATAACGGTCAATGCCCATGATGGCATTACGCAGTGAAGGAGGAATGACAAAACAACGGTTGTCCATAGGAACGTCCGCGTCATCCTGCTTCTGAATCAACGCACGGAATGCAGCGTCAGTGAATACGTCAGCAGCAGCAACAGTGTCAGCAGCGTAAGCAGTCAGACCTGTAGATGCGTCATTGTAGAAGACAGCAGAGTTAACCCAAGAAGAGCCATCACCGTCACCAAGTGACTTACCAAGCGCGAACAGATCGTTGTCAATCTGACGAGCAAGCGCGTAACCCGCGTCACCTGTGTAGAAGTTACGGAGTGAAGCAAGAGCTTGCACTTCAGTAATATCTTCGATGATGCGTGAATACTCGTAGTGCTTATCAATGACGATCTGTACTTCTGACTCAGTGTCGTTCTGTACAGTTACCGCAGTGTTTTCTGCTTTAGCGTAAGCAGCGCCACGGATAGGAGCAGGAACGTGAATCGTGTCACCTTTCTTGCCACTCATTGTCATTTTCTTTACTAGGTTCGCGAGGATGAGGTTCTTCTCATACGCGGCGCGAATCTCGTCACTCCAAATTTCGGGTACAAAAGTAGCCGCTGAAGTGTTATCTACAAAACCGCCTGTGGCGGGAAAAGTTGATGTAGCCATGATCTAATACCTATTAGTTACGAACGCGGCCTTCCTGATACGCTTTCATTATCTCACCGGATAATGATTGATAACGCTTCGGGTCGTTCCGCATTAAGTCAATAATGTCGCTTCGGCGATATATCTTCTTGCTTGGAGCTTCGGTGCTGCCTGATGCTCCGCCCGTTGATGCTGCGTTCAATGCTTGCTTACGCTCTTTGCGTTCAACTTCTACAGTCTGAGTTGCGACATTACGAATCTCTTTCCATGTGGAAAACAATTCATCTGCTGCGTCATAGTTGTATTGGTTGTTCGCTTGCTCGTATAGCTGAGTTCTTACTTTGCTTCCTGTCACCCACTTTTGGAATTCAGGACTCATCGCAATCTCTTTTAAGTCAGGGTGCTTCTGCTGTAACGCAGAGAGAGTCTGACTTTGTTGCATCTGAACACCTAACTGCTCCAACTGTTTAATGGTTGGATGGTTTGCAATCTTGTGTTCTACAGCTTTGTCGGGGTCAGCGAAGTAGTCTATCTCCTCGGCCTCTTCCGGTTCAGTTGATTTTGTCTGCTTAAGAATGAAATCATCAACAACGCTTCTTAACTTGCCGACTTCTTCACCCTGTTGACCGATGCGAGACTCTGCCTCTTGGTGCATCTTAACCAACTCAGCAGCCGTTTTATTACGGTACTGCTCGGGTAAGTCGTCTTCTGCGGCTACCTCGGGAGTTTCCTCTAAGACCGCTTCTTCGTTCTGTGTTTCATCTACCTCTTGCGTAACTTCATCAATTAATTGTGCCACTATTTAACTCCATAACTAACAAGACCGATTTTAGCTACCCCGAAATAGGACTATTGCTCGGCTACCTTGCGTTCTTGTTTTATCTTCTGCTGCCTGTCTTTTGCCCACTTCATCGTAGCGCCCGGAAACGCACCGGATATTGGGTCAAGGACTACACGAGGTGCAGAGATAACCTTACTACTGTTTCCACCACAGTCGGGACAAGGACGGTCTTCGTCAGTCTTCACAAAAGCCTCATGTATGTGGCCTTCTTCACACTGAAAATCAAACACCTTCATTGCTATCCTCTTTCTGTAAATGGTCAACCGTAGATTCTAAGTTGAGTATAAAAGAGAGAATGTTTAACTGTCCTTTACGGAAGTACAAATCCTCGTTGTCTTTTGTTGCCTCAACTGAATTTATCTGAAGAGCATTGGCACTTAGCTCTTTCATCAATTCTTTCCAACCGTCAGTCATAAACATGCCCTGAAGGTCGTCATAATACTTTTCTGTCGCCTTATCCATTTTTAGGTCGTCCCCTCTTCTTGGTTTGAGTTTCTTTCAAATCGTGAAGCAAGGAGTTCTGAACTGCCTCTATCGCCGTGATTCTTTTGTCTAGGCGCTCTAGGATGACGTTGATCTGTTCTACGACCGTTTGTAATTCTCTTTGACTTACCACTAGGATATAGCCTTTGCTGCGTCAAGGTTTAGCCTCTTCTCTTTCAGAGCTGTGTCTGCGACCTTGAGTCTTCTTTCAAACTCACGGTCATCTGCGTCACCCACCTTGAGGTTAGAGGTGATAGCTTTGATCTGATCTGTCTCAAGCTCCACAGGAATGGCTTTAGTCTCTGCTGCGATCTTCTGCGCTCTAGCCTGAGACTCGGAAGCCTGACCGTTGAGTGCGTTAGTCTGAGACTGTTGGAACGCCATCTGTGCTTGCTGTGCAGCCTGTTGCGCTTGCTGTTGCTCAGGCGAAGGCTGTGAGGCTTGAGCGAGTGCTTGAATAAGTTCTTCTCTGTTCGAGAGATTCATGTTGTCTATGATGGACTGAATCAATGTAGGATACAGAGGTGAATCTTGACCCATAGTCTGTAGAAGTTGTACCAATTGAGTAACCTCGTACTCCCTCGCGATTATCCCGAGAGAAGAAGAAACCTCAAACTGATAGTCCGCGACAGGGTAAATCTCAGGCTCAAACTGCATGTAACGGTAAGCAGCCTTCTGTACGAACGGAATCAAGAAAGACTCTTGGAAGTTAATCAGAGTCCTCTTATGGCGCTTGATGATTGCGCCAAGAGACATTGAGATGCCTGCGGCTGTGGACTCACCATTAATAGACCCCGGAATACCCGCAGAGTCTATAGCGCCTGTGGCAGTCTGAACCATCTTCTGCAACTCACCCGCTTGTGCAAAGGTGATTTGGTTTACCTGCCCGAAGTTAAACGGCTGTAGAACCTCAGCAGGGTTGCCGTTAGTTAAGATGATCTTGCCTGCTTTGACCTCAGGCCTTGCCCCACGGGGTAGGCGGGTAGCGTCCATAGCCATCATCGGATGAACTGTTAGAGCTAGAGCGTCAATCCTTGCGCGAAGTTCTGCGTCTAGGGCTTTCTGTGAGTTATAACCCTTCTCACACACACCCCTTCCCCAAAAACGGTTGGGGACTACATCCCACGGGAATGCAATGACGGGTCGGTCATTCATCATGTACGGGTTCTTCTCCGCTTTCAGGAGAGTACCACCGTTCGCTATAACCACGATTGCCTCAACATAAAAGGTCTTATCTTCGTCACTTGGTACTAGCTCTTCAACCTCTTCATACAGGTCGTCATTCTCAAGTAGATGGCGGGGGACTAGACCATAATACTTGGTGAGACGAACCTTATCAGTAGGCTGCGTGGTAAGTTCGTGGTCTGCATCTAGGTCGATGTCAGGATAAGCGTAGTTGAACGGTACATCCTTGTAGACTCCCTTTTCTTGCAAGAGTTCTACTTGGTGAGAAGATACGAATTCGTCAATAGCTACACCGATGGCTTCGTCTACACTTGTAGCCACGGGGTCAATTAGGAAGTTCTGTGGTTGAATACTGCGGAGTTTACACACAGTCCGGTCGAACATCTCTACGCCGACCTCCTGTAGCTGTCCGTCCATTGTAGGACGAGAGGCAGGACGCATGTCCTTTTTCTCCTCAAGGACTAGCTCAGCAATACCCGTACCGTAGACAGCTGAGTTAATCAAACACTCACCCACCGCCTTGCGGACTTTGTTCTTCTTGAAGTCTTTAGTCAGTTGGTCGCGAAGGTAGGCGACATCTGCTGTCTCTTGGTCGTCATCCTTAATATCAAAGAACTTGCCACGACCAAAAGTAGCCTCTTCAATCTCTGCAACGGAAGACTCTACGGCCTGTTGAAGGGCAGGGGATATGATCTGCGAGCGTTCTGAATCCCTGTTACGATCCTCAGAAGAGAAGATGCCTCGCCATAGACGGTAGTATTCAT